AATTATTAAAAAAGCTGAAAATAAAATTGATAAAATAATAGAAGAAAAAAATATTGAAGAGAAATAAAAGATGTGGGATTGTAATTAATCCCACTTTTTGTATTTTAAATAAAACGGGAATAAATAAATGTCAGATACAAACAAAATAGAAAATGCAATAATAACTTCTTATGATGATTTTAATAATAAGTTAGAAAAAATAGAAAAGAGTAAAGTTGAGCTTTATGATATGGCAATGAATAGTGACGACCCGAACATTATTATTAAAGCTCAAAATTCTTTAACTAATAATGGGCAAAGAACGGGTTCTATTATAAAAAGTATGCTTGTTGACCCTTTAGAATTTCAGAGTTCATTTGGTTATAAAGATAAACCAACAAGATTGACATATTCTATGCTATCTAAAATGGCTTCTTCCCCTTTTACAGCTATAACAATAAATACAAGAGTTAATCAAATTGTAAAATTTTGTCAACCACAAAAAGATAAATATTCGATAGGTTTTGAAATCAGACTTAAAGATAAAAAAACTAAAATAAAAAAGGCACAAGAAAAAAGAGGTGCTGAATTAACTGAATATCTTTTAGAAGGTGGAACAGGTGGTTATAGATGGGGAAGAGATGATTTTGAAACATTTATTTCTAAAATAGTTAGAGACAGTTTAATTTATGACCAATACACATTTGAGGTATTAGAAAACAGAAAAGGAATTCCTGAAGAATTTTTTGCAACAGATGCTTCAACTTATAGAATAGTTAATAATAAAAATAGAAAATTAGAATATGAAAATGACCCATTAACTGGACAAAGATGTTTACCTAAATATGCTCAGATATATAATGGGAATATTGAATCAGAATTTTATCCTTGGGAATTATGTTTTGGTACAAGAAGACCAAGAACTGATTTGAATATTACAGGTTATGGATTTGCTGAATTAGAGGAACTTGTTACAGTTATTACAAGTTTATTATGGAGTGATGAATATAATAAAAGATTCTTCTCACAAGGCTCAGCACCAAAAGGAATTATAAGAATTTCAGGTTCTAATATTGGAGAGCAGAAAATAAAGGAATTTAAAAGAGCTTGGCAATCTCAAATGTCAGGTGTTTATAATTCTTGGAAAACTCCAATAATGGAAGCAGACAAAATGGATTGGATAGACTTGACAAAAACTAATAAAGATATGGAATACAGTAATTGGCAGGAATATTTAATTAAAATCCATAGTGCATTATTTTTAATAGACCCAAGCGAAATGGGATTTAATATTGCAAATAGTTCAAATGCAAGTACGGTATTCGAAACAAACAATGAATCAAAAATAAAATATTCTAAAGATAAAGGATTAACTCCGATATTAAGGAACTTAGCAAAAAACATAAATAGATATTTAATAAATAGAATTGACCCAGAATATGAATTTGCTTTTGTTGGTGATGAAGCTACAACAGAAGAAACAATGTTAGATAGAATGGTGAAACAAGTTTCTAATTTCAAAACAGTAGATGAAGTTAGAACAATGAATGGAGACAAACCACTTGGAGAAGAAGGTGGTGGAAACTTGATTCTAAATGGTTCTTATATGAGTTGGTATAATAACCAGCAAATAATGAAACAACAACAGCAGGGACAAGCCAATGGAGACCAAGAAGAAGATTCAGAAGATTTAGAATATGATGATTCAGAAGATTCAGATGGTTCTGATGATGAAAATCCATTTGAAAAAGATTTGCAAGATTTTTTAAATAGAGAATAATATGACATACGATATTGTAAAATCCGAAACTGGAGATTTAACTTTAGAATTAAGAACTCAAGCAAAAACGAAAGCTGGTGAAAAAATTAAAAAACTTATACCAGCCTATCCAATAATTGGACAATATGAAAAGGCTTTTAAAAAAAGTTATTTCGATTGTGTAAATGAAAATTTTATAAAACCATTTATGATAAAATTAAAAGAGGATTAGAATGGAACAAATACTTTATATAGACATTGAGAAGGCTGAATCATTAAAAGATGAGAAAGTTTGTATTGATAAAAAAGATTTTGTAGAAGAACATAAGAGTTTAGTTAAGGTTCTTAAAAAAGGAAGTAAGAAAAAAAGAACTAAAGAAGCGAATGGCCAAGAAGAAGAATTAAAGCATATTATAAAGCTTAATAAAAAAGAAATCAAAAAAGCAATAACTACAGATTTTTTATATATTGAGAAAGCTCATGTAAAGCAATATCAAAAGAAAACTAAATCAGGTAAGTTAGTAATAGTAGAGCAACACGATGACAAAAGACAAAAGAAGACAAAAACTGATAATAAAAAAGTGAAAGTAAAAAAAGAAAAGATGTCACCAGAAGATAAGATTAAAAATTCTCCAAATCCTTGGATTCAAAAATATGGACATTTTGATTTATATGCTTACCCACCAAAAGAAGCCACTAATGTAATTGTTTGGAATAATGGAAATATATCACCAAAAAATGCTGATGATAATTGGGTTCTAAAAATGACTGGTACTAATGAGAAAGGTAAGTGGGAAAAAAGATATTATACAAGAGCATTTATGGATAAGAATGCAAATGTAAAATGGGAAAGAAATGATAAACTGATTGCTCCAGCAAAGCAAATGATAACAAGTGCTTATGAAGATTTGTTAGAAGGTAATGAAAAGAAAAAACAATGTTCTTTAGCAGTGTTGATAATGTTTCAAACAGGATTAAGAATAAGTCGTGATGATATAAAAGAAGTAACTGGAAATAGAGGAGTTGCAACATTGAATTCTTCTAATATAAAGTTTGGAAAAAATGGTATAGTTAATTTTGAATTTCAAGGAAAGAATGATAAGTTAAATAAAGCAACATTAAAGGATAAAGATATTTCAGAATTATTAAAAGCTTTAGTAAAAGTGAATAAAGACAAAGACAAAATTTTTGATGTAAGCAACCATGAAATTCAAAGATATTATGATGGAATCGGTGGTGCGGATTTTGTTATAAAAGATATTAGAACATTATTTGCTTGTACAGAAGCAAACAAATTTTTGGAATCAAAAGATATTAGTAAAAAATTAAAAATGATAGATGACAAGAATTCAAAAACGGGAACTAAAGCAGTTGGTAATATTTTGAAAGAATGTTATTCTTTTGTTTCGGAAAAATTAAACAATACTCCAAATATGGCAAAGAACAATTATATCTCACCAAAAGTTGTAAGAGACTGGTGCGAGAAAAACGGTATTAATCCAAATCCACATTTAAAAAATTCAGAGGTTAAAGATGAGTTCAGTGAAAAATAGCAAAGGAACTTTAACAGAAGTTATCAAAAAGAAAAATCTAAAATTTGAGGGTGTTAAAGAACTTATAAATCAATTAGATAAATTGGAAAAAATATCTAAAAAGCATAAGGTATAAAAACAATGTTTTCAATACAAGAAGTTAATGATATAATAAAACTTCTTCAAGATTCTCAATGGTTATTTATTGCAAGAAATATCAATCCAGAAATATTACCAAAAGAAATAGTTTCGGATTTGATAAGCAGGGGTTTTGATTTAAATACAATTAATAGGTTTCCACAATTAGCATTTCAATTCGGAATGCTATCTGTGTATTTAGGCGAAAATAAATCAAAGCAAATAAGTTTTGAAACTTTGAAGAAAATGATAAAAGCAAATAAAGTAAAGCCATTATCACAAGAAGAAAAATATGCTGTTGAAATAGTTGAGCATAGAGCAGTTGAAGGAATTACTGGATTAGGGAATAAAATGTCAAGCAATCTCAGAACTATTATAATAGAAGGAGATTTGAAGAAAAGAAAAGATTATGAAAGATTAATAAAAGACAAAGCTAAAGAAGCTATTAAAAATAGAGAAAGTAAAAAATGGCTTGCTTCACAAATTGGAGAAGTGTCAAAAGATTGGGCAAGAGACTTAGATAGAATTTCAGATTTTGTTTTACACGAAGCTTATGATAATGGAAGAGCTTATTCAATAAAGAAAAAATTTGGTGAAGATTCTAATGTTTATAAAAGAGTTCATGACAATGCTTGTAAACATTGTAAAAAATTATACTTAAAAAAGAATTCAAAGGAACCAATAATTTTTAACTTAATGGACTTGCTTAATAATGGTACAAATATAAATGTTAAAACAAAAGATTGGAAACCTGTTATAGGAGCAACACACCCTTGGTGTAGATGTGATTTAGAATATTTAATTCCAGGTTATGTTTGGGATAATAATTTAGAAGAATTCGTATTGAAATTAAATAAGAATAATATAAGAAATTTTGATTTTAAAATCAAGAAAGAAATATCTTAATTAGTTATAATATTATTAAAATAAATAATAAAGGTTGTAAAAATGAGTAACAAAAAGGACTTAACTAAATTAACTAAAAAGAAAATAGTTAATAAAGTTGGAAAACAACAAACTGTTTGGGTTGATGAAAATCAAGAGCCTCAAAAAGAAAAGTCAATTAAAAGATTTGGAGAAGCAAGAATTCCTGAAAATAAAAAACAAGGAATAACTGAAGAGTATAAAAAAAAATATCCAGCCTCATATAAAGTTATCACTAAAGGAGTATGGATTAAAACAGATGAAGACAAATATCAAGCAGTTTTATCAGAGAAAGATTATAAGGCTATATATAAAGAGAATAAGGGCTTTATGATGGACACTGTTAAAAAATACAATAGTGGAAATTTATTTGATGAAAGAGCTGAAGAATTACAGGCTGCAGCTTATTATGGTTTTGTTGAAGGTGTTAATGCTTATGGTAAATATAAAGACCAGGGAAAAACATTAATAAATGTTGCTGGTACTTTTATCGTGGGAAGAGTTAAAGAAAATTTAGCAAACAGATTAAACAATGGCTTAAGACTTCCAAAATATTTGAGACTTCCATATTATCAATATTTAGAAACAAAACAAAAATTGAAAGAAGAAGGAAAACCTGTAACAGATGAAATGATTGCAAAT